TTGTCATAAAAAGTTGCTCTTGCTGAAATAGCAAGATTAGTTGCACTTACAATTCCAAATGACTGGTCAGCATTAAGGGCAAGAGTACCACTGGCAGTAATAGGATTAGTTGTAGTTGTACCATCAAGAGTTACATGGATACCTGTACCAGCTTTTACAAAGTTTACAGTACCACCTTGTTCCGAAGGAACATTAAATAGACCTGCACCATTTCCATAGAAAATACCACCTGCAATAATATTACCTGCAGATACATCTCCTATAACTTTAATACCACCATCAACAGATACTTGACCACCTACAGTAAGTGTACCATTTGCCGAAACATTACCACTTACAAAAAGACTTGAAGCAGATACGTCACCAATATTAGCTGTACTTGTTTGTACTACACCACCATAGTTTACAGTAATAGCATTTGTAGCATTAGTAGCTGAAGAAGCAAATACTGCAGATACTGCATTCGTAGCATTAGTAGCTGAAGCCGCAAAGCTTGCATTAGTTGCGCTTACAGCAAAGCTGGCACTGTCTGCACTTGTAGCAAAGGTTGCGCTAGATGCATGATGTGCGCTAACAGCTACGGCTGCTTCACCTGCAGATGCTGCATAGCTTGCATTAGTTGCAGATGTTGCAACAATATTTGTAAGATTAGAACCATCACCGTAATAAGCAATAGCTGATACATCACCATTTACAGTAAGGTTATTAATAGTCGCTACACTTGCAGCAATGTTAGTTGCGCTTACAATGCTTGTAGAAATATTTGTTGGTTGGAAAGAACCTTTAACTGTTAATTGACCACCTACAGATACATCAGTAGAAAAGCTACCAAACCCAGCATCAATATTCTGAGCATTAAGGTTTAATACAGTTATTGAAAATGTAGAACTAGTTGAAATTACACGACCAGTTGAATCAATATTGAATATAGTGGTTGGTCCATATGTTGCAGATGTTACGCCACTATCAGCTAGTGAAAATGTGGGATTGCCTGATGCTCCATTTGCATTAGAAATGCTTACACCAGTTGAAGCTGTAAGAGTACGTCCAAAAGATTCTACACCATTTTGAGCAACAATACCATTTACAAAAGAACCAGCATTTGCTACGGCTGTATTTAACTGTGAACCTGTTCCTGTAAACTGACTGCCCTGAATGTTAATAGTACCAGTTAGTGCAACACCTGACTGAGATAAAGAAAGCCCTGAACCATTACCAGAACCATCCTGAATGGTAATAGATTGTCCACTTGCAAGACCGTCATTATTAGGACCCGGTGCTTGTAAAAGATTTTTATAACTATCTGCTATTAATTTACCTGTTAAATCTGCCATTATATCAAGTTCCAAAATTGAAGTGTTGCATTAAATGCTGTGGTTTGTGCGACCCAAGTACCATTACGGTCTATGTTAGGGTCAGGGCGAATATCTTTAATCATATATCTTTCATCAATACGAGGTGATTTATTCTGAGGATGGTTTTTTAAATCATAACCAGCATCATAATCATTATTACAAACCATTAAACCATAGCTGTTTTTCTTTAGCTGATTTAATTTATACCTAAACCCACATACATCACATAAACCATAAACATTCTTTCTAGAAGGCATTATACCATAACCCTTGGTTTAATAAAAATACTTACACGTTCTCTATCTTCTTCCATAGCACGTGCAAGTCTTTCTTCATACTCTTGCTTTACCATTTGAATACGACCACCATCAACTCCAGGCCGTTTCATTCCCATGAAGTATGCAAGACCTGCAGTTAGACAAGGTAAGAACCTACGAGATATGTCAGCATTTTGTGTAGCTGATTTGTCAACATCTTCCATATAACGTACAAGCTCAAGCTTAACTTCGTCTGTAGAATTTTCTGGAATAGGCCAAAGGTTAACAACTGGATTGCTACGAGTATGACGAACTGCGTACTGTGTAGGTCTACCTACTTGACCTTTGTTAGGTATTTTTAAATACTCTTGCATTGAAATACGTTCTAGTTGTGTATCAGTATTATCACGATTAATTACGGCTTCAAGTACATCAATAGTAGCTGACGCAAGACTAAAGGTAGTTACACTTGTTGCAAGAGTAACTACAGAAGTATTAGCAGTCCACAACATTACACCACGGTTCTGCCAATCCTGAAGAAGTAAGTTAATAGAACGCCTAGCAGACTTAGGTTCATGACCTAGTGTTTGCTCACCGCCAATCATTTCCAAAGCTTCTTGGATTACTTCGTCAATGTCCATGCTAAAATTAAAAGTACCTGAAGTAGCCATTTAATATAACCTATTCTTTCTCTGCTTTGATCGGGCTGTATTCTTTCTGCCACTCATTCGTCCAGAAATCTTCTTCAATTTCCTTGTCGATCCTGGTTTCATAATCTGTTGACCAATTTTTCCACGCCCTATAGCCATTTTTAATAGAGCCTGTTATGTCCAGAAACACTTTTGGTTGTTTTACGTTTTGCAATTTTACCGCCATATTTTTTAGATGTTGTTTTTTCAGACTTTAGTTTTTTACGGTAAGTTGCGCCATACTTAGAATCCCACTGGCTTTCACTTAATCCTTCTTGAGATGCTTTCTTATGTGACCACTTAGAAAACTCTGAAGCAGTCATATCATTCATAGACTTTTTAGGTTTAGGTGTTCCTTGTGGTCCTTCAAGCATCATATCATCTGGTGACTGCATTTTAATCTCCCTTACGCTTTACCATATTTTTTATGTTTTTGACTTTTTGGAGGAGATTTTTTAGAACCACCTTTAGTCCACAAAGCTTTGTCAGCCCAGTATGCAGCAGACATTTTACCCTTCGCAATGTTTTTTGCATGGCGACTTTTAAATGAACGCCGAGCAGTATCGGAGTAGTTGTGACCCATAGACGAATCGCCATAATGTATAAGTCTAACTTTGTCACCTTCTTTAGCCAAGACCATACCCTTTTTACCTGCTCTATCAGATTTTCTAGGCTTATTAAAGCCAGCAAATTTTTTACCACGATACTCAATTCCTCCTGATGGTAAGCGTTTAACGCCTGGATACTTTCCTACTGTCATTATGCCTTCCTATACTTTCTAACTTTTTTAGCTACAGCTTTAGGTTGTTTAACATGTTGTTTTCCAGCCTTGCGTCCTTTTCTTTTAGCTGCCGAAGTCTTAGCATATTCTTTTGCGGATAACGCTTTGATAGCTTTTTCTGGTAAGTAACGCTCACCTGTTGCTTTTGAACCTTGCGTGGATGGATTACCACTTTTGGTTCTCCACTTTTGTTTTGTCCACTTCTTTAAACTTTTTTGTGATGCAGCTAATCCCATTTAACATTCCTTATTATATCACCTTATATTTATATATACAATCATTTAGTAGGCAGCTCTAGGAAAAAGAACTATAGCTAAAAACAATAAACCTATTAATGCTCCAACAATAATACTAACAATTGAAGTTACTTTAATATTGTGCATCATTTCTTCTTGAGCAATCCTAGCTTCACGTTTTCTTTTTAGTTCTGCTTCTTTAGCCTCTTGTATTCTTTTAGCACGTTCATCTATAATACCCTGCCAAGTTCCATGACCAAAACGCATATCAATAAGCTGTTTCATTTCTGCCATTTTTTCTTGTGCTAACTTAGCGTCAATAACCTCTTGTGCTACAGACTTAATACCAAATTGATCACCAAGACTTACCCCAGATTTTTTAGCACGTTGCTGTTGTATTTGTTTTTCACCCTCAAATAGGTGATCAACATATCCAGCAATTTCACCAATATCTTTAGCTGTACCAATAGCAGATTTAATACCGTCTACTGCACTTTTTACTAATGCTATACCCGCTAATGTTTCCGCAATCATCTTATCTTCCTAACTTAGGTATTGGTTTACATATAGCGGTTATATTTAATTTTCTATTATCCCCCGCCGGAACAGGTCTTTGATTTGATAACCTTTCTGCAAAATATAAACATCTATCACGTTTTATAACCACCACCTGCTTTTTTATATTCAGTAGCAAGAAGCTGTGCTTTTCGTGCTGACCATTGACCAGCCGCACCACCCTTAGTACCAGCTTTAATTTTTTCAAACAAGCGTTTACGCATAGTAGGTTTGGTATAGTTACCTGCTTTATTGACTGTGCTTTTAGATTTAGGTCTTTTAGGTTTAGAACGCATTACTATGGTCTCCGTAAACGAGCCTTGCCATAACCACGCATAGGACCGCCTAGCTTTTTCTTCATAATCTTACCACCGTAAGCATAACCCATTTCGTCAAAGTCTTCATCAAGAAGAAACTTATCGTTTTGAGCAGCTTCGATTTCTTTCATAAGATCTTCGTACTCACGATCCTCTTCAGATTTTTTATTAGCCATTATGATTTCCTTACTGCGCCAAAGCCTTTCGTAGCTGCACCGCAGCCCATGCCGCCGCCAAATTTACGTTTAACCATCTTACCACCGTAAGACTTGTTAGTACGAAAACGTGAACGCATTTCGTCAAGATTCTTATTCATAGCTTTAGTAGCTGGTTTAATTGAAGCAGACTTAGCAGCCTTAGACTTAGCAGCTTTAGCTTTCATATTTGGCTTAGACTTTGGAAGTGACATCATAGCTTTTGCCTTAGTCATGCCAGGTGTGGCAGAACTTTTAGCCGCCATTGTAGCTTTAGCTTTTTTAGGTGTGGGTGTAGTTTCTGCTCCTGCCTTCATTTTAGCACGAACACCACGTGTATATGATTCACCATCACCACGCATCATATTCATTTCAGTTTGTGATGTACGACCATATGGACCTTGTGATCCTTTGTTATCACCTTTTTTAGCTGCAGGAATATTTAATGATTGTCCTACACGGATCTTGTTTACATCTTTAAGATTTGGATTAGCGGCAACAATATCTTGAATGCGAACACCCATTCGTTTTGCAATCTGTGATACTGTATCACCACTTTTAATTTTATAACTAGCCATTTTAGTTTGCTCCTATTCGTAAGTTGTTGTCCGCACCTGCAGGACTTGCTGGCATTTCCATATCGTCTCTACGAGTACGTCTTGCCTGATTTTGTAATGTCTGTAATGATTGAGCGTAGCGTTGTTCAAACAACTGCGCCGTTGGATAGTCTTTCATAAACATCATTGCCTCTACCATTGAAGCATTAAACAAAGCATCATAGCAGAAATCTGAAAAATAATTATTTGGTGTAGCTGTAGTTAAGGCTACTGGTTTATCAACATGAACAATTTCTGCATCATATGTAGCATTTGTTGTTGGTGCAATCATAATTGTTGTGTTGTCTCTACGTGCATAGTAAACAGGAATGTCAGTTGTACTAGTAGCATCAGGCCAATAGTCATTAATAAACTCATCTGTTCTTTGTAAGATAGGGGATTTACCAGATGCTCCAAGTGTTACTGTAAAGTTTTTAATAACACGAGTTCCGACAGGAAGTGTAATAATATTATTGTTTGCAGAGATTGCAACTGAGGTATAGGTGACTAATCCGTAATCATCTAGATCACGTGTCATACGCTCTTCAGCCCTATTAACCATTTTGGGAATATAGTTCTGGAACTCTGTGCCATCGTTTTCACAAGCTTGGGTAATATCGTCTACGAGATAAAGATAACTAGCCATAATAAATAGCTACAGTCGCTGCAGATGAAGGGGCAGAAACTTTTACAGGACCATATACTTTAATACCAAAATCAGGAACGTAAATATCACCTGCATCTACAACAGTTGTTGCAACAAATTTAATATTGTTACCATTGACATTTCCGTATGCGTCTGTTTGATTTCCAGTAATAGTAAATGTTCCTACACCAGAATATGTAATTCCTTTAATACGTGTATCGGTTACTGTAGTACCAGTTGTCGTATCTAATACGGCACCACTACCAGTAACAAAACCTTGTTTAATATTTGTAGCCATGTTTTCCTCATTGTTAATTAGTTAGTTGTTTATGGACTATTGACTATATTATACACAAAAAAAGAGGGATATGAAAGCCACACCCCTCTAATTTTTATTTTTTTATTGGTTAGACCTTACGCTCCTTCGGAACCGTAGAAGCCACGCCAATCTGACCAACCGAAGCTGTAACGCTCACGAGCCTTAAACCGAAGGTTGCCAGTGTCGAAGTCTGGCTCCATCTTGGTTTGCAGAGGCGCACGAACAAACATCTTGGCACCGTTAGGACAATCAGTCTTAATGAACCAAGCATCAGTGTCTGTAAAGCGGCGGTTCACGTAAAAGCCACCAGGTACAAGACCCTGATTACGGAT